TGAAAGTTCTTCCATTTACCGATAAGGAGGCTGGATAATGTCCAAGCGAAAACTCAAGGTCAAGAAGAAGGGACCAACCCCTACCAATCCTGCCCTGTACGCTCGGGTCAAAGCAGCCGCCAAGAAGAAGTTCGATGTCTACCCATCAGCCTACGCCAACGCTTGGCTGGTTCGTGAGTACAAGAAACGTGGTGGAGGATACCGATAATGGCTAAGTCTCAAGGTGGACTCACCAAGTGGTTCAAGGAAGACTGGGTGGATCTGCGTACTGGCAAGAAGTGTGGACGCTCTGGTGAAGAGATGTCTACCCGGAAGTACCCCGTATGTCGCCCGAAGGCTGTCGCTAACAAGATGACTGCCTCAGAGAAGAAGAGTGCGATTGCCCGTAAGAAAGGCCCAAAGCCTATCAAGTATGCTGTAACTGCATCCGGCAAGCGTCGTAAACTCGCAATCAGGAAGGCTTAATGGACGAACTCAAGGACTTCAGAAACTTCCTCTACCTCTGCTGGAAGCAACTGAATCTGCCGGACCCTACTCCGGTCCAGTATGACATTGCTGACTATGTTCAGAATGGTCCCAAGCGTCGAGTGATCCAAGCGTTCCGTGGTGTCGGAAAGTCATGGATTACATCCGCTTATGTCTGCCACCAACTACTGCTGGACCCCTCCAAGAACATCCTCGTGGTGTCCGCCAGTAAACAAAGATCTGATGACTTCTCCACATTTACTCTACGGCTCATCCACGAGATGTCCATATTGGAACACCTCAAGCCCCGAGAAGACCAACGCAACTCCAAGGTTGCCTTTGACGTAGGACCGGCCCCTGCCTCACACGCACCCTCAGTAGTATCCAAAGGTATCACCTCACAGATCACAGGATCTCGTGCTGACCTCATCATTGCCGACGATGTTGAGTCACTGAATAACTCTGCCACTCAGATGATGAGAGACAAACTTCTTGAGACAATCAAGGAGTTCGATGCTGTCCTCAAGCCTGATGGAGAGATCCTCTACCTCGGCACCCCCCAAACTGAAATGACCATATATTCGGCACTGTCAGAACGCGGATACAAGACCCGTATCTGGCCTGCTAGAATCCCCTCAGAGAGCCAGCAGAACCGGATGGGTTCTACCCTTGCTCCACTGGTGAAAGCCCTCACAGAGGACTCAGGGACTCCTATCGACCCGCTGCGGTTCAACAACGAAGATCTCATGGAACGTGAGGCTTCCTATGGACGTACTGGGTTTGCTTTGCAGTTTATGTTGGATGCCACCCTGTCTGACCAGAACAGGTATCCGCTCAAACTCTCAGACTTGCTGGTGATGAATATCAGTGGAAATGAGGGACCAGAGAAAGTCGTTTGGGCACCCGATAGAGATCGCGTGGTCAACGATGTGCCCTGCGTGGGTATGGCTGGTGATCGCTACTACAGCCCCTTTGAGGTGTCCCATAGTTGGCACAAGTTTACTGGGTCTGTTCTCGCCATTGACCCCTCAGGTCGTGGTGCTGATGAGACTGCCTATGCCGTAGTCAAGATGCTCAATGGGTATCTCTTCGTGACGGACGCTGGGGGCATCGAGGGTGGGTATGACGATAAAGCCCTTCAGAGGCTCTCTGTGATCGCCCGAGAACAAAAGGTCAATCTGGTCCTAGTGGAATCCAACTTCGGTGATGGCATGTTCACGGCCCTCCTGAAGCCTGTTATGGCGAAGGTCCACAAGGTAGCCATCGAAGAAGTCAGGCATAGCACCCAGAAGGAACGAAGGATCATTGACACCCTAGAGCCAGTCATGAACCAGCACAGGCTCATCATCAACCGGAAGGTCATTGAGCAGGACTATGACAGCACACGACATCTGCCCCCAGAGAAGGCTTTGAGATACCAGTTGTTCTACCAGATGTCCCGTATCAACAGATCCAAAGGTGCCCTCGCCCATGATGACCGTCTGGATGTCTTGGCAATGGGGGTGAACTACTGGACTGAACAAATGGCTCAGGATGCCGAGAGACAGATGAAGGCTCGCAAGGTCGAACTCTTGGACCGGGAACTGGAGAACTTCATCCACAGTGTCCGTGGCTCTAAACCCAAGAACAGCACATGGTTCTGAATGGGTGACTATTAGGATACTAATCGTATCTGGGCCGACAGACTCACAAGGACTCAGGTGAAGACCTATGAGTGGCTCCCCAAGTCCCCCTTTGTGGGGGGTTTGGGGGGCCTCTAGATCTACAAGGATCTAGGTGAATACAGATATAGGTTTATCTATAGAAAGAACTTAGGGGTAACACCCCCATCAATTCAACAAAGAAGGAGTTAGGTATGTCACAGTTTGGGTCAAAGTTTGGTAACTTTGGTGGTAATTTTGGTCAGTTTCAGGGGTCTGGAAACAAGGTGGCGGGCTTCCAAAAAGCCAAGCCTGCTGCTGAAAAATCCAAAAGCAAGAAGAGTGAAGTTACTCGTCGTAAGAGGCGAAAGGCTGCCCGTGCTGCTCTTGAAGTCCAAGCCAAAGAACTCCTGAAGAAGTATTGATGGATCTCGTCAAGGTTGTTTGGATTGACACCAATGGGATTGATGACTCTTGGGTATCTCGTGAGGATGTCCTAGATATCACCCCGATTGAGATGGAGACTATTGGATATCTCGTGGAAAACGATGATGTCTCTGTGACTGTCTCAGGGACGGTCAGTGATTGCCGAGAGTTGTTCGGGAATGTCAACTGCATCCCCCGCTGCTGTGTCCGAAGCATTCAACCGTTGAAGATTGATACTGATTATCTACAACCTCAAGATGATTGTTGACCCGAATACTTTTGGGTAAAAAATCTGAGAGGGTATAATACAAAATAGCAAAAGCAAAATACCCCCGTGGCCCCCTTTCTAATTGAGATTGAGACTCATTCTCAACTAGGCAGATTGTCGCAAGTCACACCATATGGCACATATCGCGACAATGCCGCATTTCCTACCATTCCCGGCGTATTTTGACGGATCCGGAATCCGCCATTGATGGATCCTATCCCGACATTTTGATTGTGTCGCATATTGATACGCTTTGCACCTAATCACGCCAGTGTTTGGTGGGGCGTTTCTATCATTTTGCGACATCAAATAGTGACGGGATACGCTACGCCATATTGGCCCTAGGATCGTTCCTGTGGGCTTTCGGATCGGATCGACCCATCCCCCACAAAAGACGCTAGAAGAGATTTGCACAATTCATCCACAATTTGAAAAAAAGCCTGAAATACGCTTGAAGTATCCTGATGATGCCGCTACCTTTAATCCGATGAATAATTGTGGGAATGCGTGTTCCCTTATTCATCCAACAATCGGCCAACATCGGCCACTACTGAAAGGGTCAACAATGACCGAAATTAGAATTTCCGATCAAATCAAATCATCCATCGTCATCGCCCGCGATGCTCTTCTCGCCCGCCGTGCTGCTCTCCGCACAATCACATACTCGGATCTGTCTGGCATTGAAGCCGCGAATGAGGCCGTATGTGAGGCCGTTGCAAATCTGATCGCATTCGGGACCGGCGACCGATGCGGCTGGACCGGCGGGTCCGCTACTGGTCCACAGTGGGCGAGCGTGCTAATTGCCAAGTTTGGCACGGTAGCCGAGAAGAGAGAATTACGGGCCGACCAGCGGGCCACAAATACCGCTCTGGTGGATTCCATCCCAACAGCCTAACGGCCCACCCTCACCCACCAGCGGGGACCTAGCGGTCCCTGTTGGCTTTCTCTTTGACAACTGAACACTGCTCTATCTCCCTGATTGTTGGGGATGATACGACCGCCGATCAATTATTGATCCCGCGATATTTCCGCCCATTGTGGCCGTGTATCCCGGATGCATCATGCGTCGGCCATTAGTAGAGCGTAGCGTGACGACATACCGCTAGGGTATCGGGGACAATCTCCCGCTAGTGGTGTCGAGTCCGCGGTGAGGCATACCATGCCAGTCTTGCTGAGAGCATGCAGGACTAGTGTTGGCGACAATCTCCTAGCATCCGATCCGATCCGATGTTGGCAGACCGCACAACATACATGGGGGGTATGTCCCGCGAGTCGCTCCAGTAGTTATCTCGGTGGAGTAAGTGTACTTAGACAATACCCCGCTCCATGCGTGAGCCGCCGATATCTCTAGACCACCATGCGTGGAGTCCAAGAGTAAAGGGTAGGCACTGGTATAAATATTGTAAATACTGAAATCAATCTAACTCCCGCCAATATGTGCGGGATTCAATTACAGGCCCATGCCATCGAAAGGTGGTGTGGGCTTTTTCTGTTTCTATTCGGTTCGTGTGACCGATGCACTTGGAGGTGCAATATGTATCTAATTCAAGAAACCACTAGAGGGTTTGTAGTTATCAATGAGCGTACAGGCAACGTCGAGAGTGAGGTGTATGCCAACCTTGAGTGTGCCCAAGAATTCATGGATGAACTGGCTGAAGGTTTCGCCATTATGTGTGGCGTGATGGGCTGAGTATTACAGAAAGTGAGGGAACATTATGTCTCTATTATCAACAACTATCGCCGCAGCGATTACCGCAGTGGCACCACCCAAAGATGCCCCGGCTATCGACCATGCGTTGTATGCCATGCGTATCGTGGAGTCCAGCAACAACCCTGATGCCGTAGGCGATGGGGGTAAAGCCATCGGCATGTACCAGATACATGATAAGTATTGGTTAGATGGTGTACGCTTTACGCCATCCATTGGTGGTGAGTACAAGGACTGTTTCAATCCTGAGTATGCCGAACAGATCGTGCGATCCTACATGCGTAGGTATTGCAACAAACGCAGGCTAGGTCACGAGCCAACTATTCGTGACTACTGCATCATTCATAATGGTGGCCCCAATGCACACAAGGCAACGGGCCAGAAGAAAAAGAACTTGGACAAGTATTGGGCCAAGTGTAAGGAGGTGCTGAAGTGAAGTTTAATAACGGACAGATATCAACTGAGGATCTACTCAGAGCAGTACAAAAGTTTGATCTTGAGGTGCGTCAACTGAGCCGACCTGACTGGCTCCAAGTTGTTTCATTCCTACTCAATGATGAAGATGCACCACCGCCCTACCGATTGGTATGTGCGGTTGCTCATACGTTTGGTGCTGATGCTACCGGCACACTGCATTTAGAAAGCGAGGACAATGATGAGTGATAAACTCCAATCAAACTTGAAAGCATTCCTTAGATACAACTACACCGAAGAACCATTGAGTCGGGAGAAGTTACTCCAGATCATCGAATGGTTCGCTGGTACTTACTGGTTCAACAATGATGAAGCCCCGTATTGGTTTCACAATGTCCCTGAGATTGCTGAACAACTCACTGATAAATATAAGTCTGGAGGTGCAACATCAGACTCAACCAACTCCCCCAAACAGGTGGACTAGAACTGTGGCGTGGGCCATCACTCATTGACGGTGCCCCTATCGTGTTCATCGCCACTCTCCAAACAACCAACCGCAAGACTGGCAACATGATCCAGACTTGGATACTTCATCAAGACATGTCTCCCGTGGATGCAGTCATGTCTGGGGCTGATGAAAGTATCTGCGGCAAGTGCATCCATCGTGCCATCAATGGCAAGAAGCGTTCGTGCTATGTCAACGTAGGTCAAGCACCCTTGCAGATCTGGCGTGCATGGCAGAACAACAAGTATCCTCAAGTCAAACTCCTTGACTTCGGTGACTATTACAGTAGGTACAGATCCATCCGGCTCGGTGCCTATGGTGATCCTGCTGCCGTACCGCTGCGAGTATTGCATGCCCTCATGTATCACGACTGGATGGGCCATACTGGGTACACACACCAATGGCGTGACTGCGACCCTCGATATGCGAACTACCTCATGGCATCGGTGGATACTGAGGATGAGTATTGGGAGGCCAAGGCTGATGGCTGGCGTACCTTCCGTACCCTCACCCCGGATGACTCACTGACTGATGGTGAGATGTCCTGCCCTGCTTCCGATGAGGCAGGCAAACGTACCACATGTGATCGTTGTAAACTTTGTGCTGGCAATTTCAGTAATCGTCCTCGCCAGCCCAAGGATATTGCTATCATAGCCCACGGCGTAGGGGCTAAGAACTACGCCAGAAAGTTAGAGGTGCAACATGCGTGATCCTGTACAGGAACTCTTCGACAAGGAGTTGAAGAACCACATGGCTGACTCGTTCGCTATTGCGTTGGATGGCCTGATGTCCAATGCTTCCAAGTGGGAAAGCCATGACCTGATGATTGAACATATACGTTCTTACATAATCAAACGATACGGATCTGCTGATCCGCTCGAAGAATTTCTTAATCTCTGTGTTCACTATGCGTGTAGTGACAAGACTCATTTGACTCTTACTGAAAAGGAGTAACCCTATGGTTGCTATCAACACTGACATTCCTACCCCTACCTCCGGCAAACTCATGGGAGACTGGGGCAAAGTATACACCACTGAACAGGTGTCTCGTCTTTCTCCACCCCAACACACCGATACTCACAAGCCTAAGGATCACCACACTCTCTTCGATATGGTGTCCAATGGTCTTCATCGTGCGGGCTTCCAGCACTCTGAGCCAATGCACTATGTGGGTCAGGGCCGTGTGAGTACCGGCGACAAAGCACCGGCTAAGTTCATGACCGTCATGAATATTCGTCACGAGAAAATCACTGACCACGCTGGTGGTCTTGATGTCAACCGTCAGGTGTTCATCCAGAACTCCTATGACAAGTCGATGTCTATCCAGTTGATCACTGGCATCGAGGTTTGTATCTGCACCAACGGCATGACTATGGGTCAGGTCGAGGACGAGATCCGACGCAAGCAAACCAAGAACATCGACGAGGATATCTACAAGATTGTGTACGGTGGTATCGACAAGATGCTCGGCAACTTCCTTGCCCAAGACCAGCGGGTCAAGCAACTCCAGAACACGGAGATGACCAACCGTATGGCTGACCACATCATCATGGACTGTATGCGTG